GCGCCTACTCCGTGCTGGAGATCAAGTCAAGCAGCGACGACGCCCGCACGCTTGAAGGCATTGCGACAACGCCGACAACAGACCGCATGGGCGATGTTATCGAGACCTCCGGCATACAGTTTAAGCTGCCGCTGCCCTTGCTGTATCAACACAACGCCAGGCAGCCGATAGGCACAGTAACTTCGGCGAAGGTGGGTAAGGACGGCATCTCGATCAAGGCGCAGATTGCCGCTCCCGGCGTGGCCCCGTTCATCGATGAAGCATGGTCTTTGATCAAGGCCGGACTGGTTCGCGGTTTCTCGATTGGGTTCAGGACGCTCGAAGAATCCTATATGAAGGACGCCGGAGGATTCCGAATCCTCAAGAGCGAGTGGCTGGAATTATCTGCCGTCACGATCCCCGCAAACGCAGAAGCATCAATCCTCACCGTCAAGTCTTTCGACTCCGAAGCGCTGGCCGCGTCTGGCAAAACGCGCAACGGATCAGAGACTGGCAAAACGAAAACCATCCCCGGCGTCTCGGGCATTGGGAACAACTCCATGAAAACTATTCAGGAAAAGATTCTGGCACTTGAGGCCGATTTGAAGACGAAGCGTCTTCGGATGGACGAGATTGTCGACTCCGAAGAAACCGACGAGCAGGCCGAGTACGCCACACTTGCGAAGGAAGTCGACGGCATGGCCGACAGGCTGACATCGCTGAGGTCGCACGAAAAAGCGATCGGCACCGCGGTCGCCGTGAAAGCTCAGACCCAGGAAGAGGGCTCCCGCAATCGTGGCCGCGAACGCAGCAGCGAATCGGTCGAGGTCAAGTCTCAACTGCCCAAAGGTCACGGGATGGCCCGTAAGGTTATCTGCATGATCAACGCGCACGAGCGTCACGTCAGCCCGATCGAGTTGGCGCGAAAGTATTACCCCGATTCCCCTGAAGTCGAGTTGGAACTGAAGGCAACCATTGCCGCCGGCGACACCACGACATCGGGATTCGCTTCGCAGCTGGTTCCCACGGCTGCGGGAAATCTGACCGGCGAATTCATCGAGCTGCTTCGTCCGGCAACGCTGATCGGAAGAATTCCCGGATTGAAGCGCGTTCCGTTCAATGTGGCGATTCCGCTGGAAACCACTGGATCGACGTTCAACTGGGTTGCGGAGTCCGCTCCGAAGCCTGTGAGCGCGATGGCCTACGACCAGGCCACCATCACGCCGTTCAAGGCCGCTGGCATTGTCGTCATCACGAAGGAGTTGGCGAAGTTCTCCAGTCCGGCAGCGGAAGGCATCATCAAGGACTCGATGGTCAAGCAATGCACCAAGTTCTTGGATGAGCAGTTCATCACGGACACCGTTGCTGGAGTGGCAGGCGTGAATCCTGCATCGATCCTGAACGGCAAGTCCGCGGCTGGCTCGACAGGTGGAACCACGGCGGGAGACTTCGAGTATGACCTCTCCGTGGCGATGACGGCATTTGTGACGAGCGGCAACAAGCCGTCCGACGCGGTCATCCTGCTTTCGGAAACCAACGCTTACAACCTCTCGCTCATGCGCAACTCGTTGTCGTCGGCGAGGGAGTTTCCGGACCTGACGATCAATGGTGGATTCGTTGGTGGCGTCCCCCTCGTGGTTTCGCAGAGCGTTGGCGCCCGGCTTGTGGTTGTGAAGGCATCGGAGATCCTGTTCGCCGACGATGGCGGAATGGAAATCTCTGTTTCCGACCAGGCCTCGGTGGAAATGTCGTCGACTCCGATCGCTGGCGAGGCATCCCCGATCACCGGCGCTGTTCTTCAGTCGTTCTGGCAGCGCAATTTGATCGGTATCCGAGTCGAGCGGTTCATTTCGTGGAAGCGTGCGCGCACGTCGGCCGTGGAATGGATCTCCGGCGCCGCCTACGCGCCAGCCAACCCGGCGTAAGTCAGTCCTGAATGAGTGGCCCGTCTTCGGGCGGGCCACGTTTCGGAAAGGATCACATGGAAATCATCGCAAAGATAACCCACCAATATGGGCGCAAGCAGCGCAGGCCGGGCGCGAAATACGACGCGACGACCGCCCACGCTAAATTTCTCGTTGCACAGGGGCTCTCCGAGTATCCCCGGCCGACAACGCCGAAGACTGCGACTGTCGAAAGCAAGGACATGGCCGCGGAATCGGTGAAGGGATCTACAGACGCCGACTCCAAGCGAGCGTACAAGCGTAAGGACTTGACCGCCGAGGGAAAGCTTTAAGGTGAAGCTCCCGTTCGGTCTTGAGATTCGGCGTCAGAAATCTCTCAACACGCTGACGTCCGTCTCAAGTCAATGGAACTGGTGGAGCCCGCTCGGCATTCATGAGCCGTGGACGGGTGCATGGCAAGCGAACGCGCCTGAGGTTGATCGCGTTGAAAGCATTCTCGCGTTCTCTGCGGTTTTCGCGTGCGTCACTGGGATTGCTGGAGACATCGCCAAGTGCAGGATCAAGCTCGACCGTGAGAATGCCGGAATATGGGATGAGGTCACGGCGAATTCGCCGTGGTTGCCCGTCTTACGCAAGCCAAACCACTACCAAAACCGCATCAAGTTTATTGAGCAGTACATCGTTTCAGAACTTCTAAACGGGAACACGTACGTCCTCAAGGAGCGCGATGCTCGCGGCATTGTCACGAGGCTCTACGTCCTGGACCCGAACCGCGTAACGGTGCTGATATCTGACAATGGCGATGTCTTTTACGAACTACGGACCGACTATCTATCCCAGCTTGATGATACCGTAACCGTACCGGCATCGGAGATCATCCACGACATGATGGTCTCGCTATGGCATCCGCTCATCGGCGTGTCCCCTATCTACGCTTGCGGCATGTCGGCAACGATGGGAAACAAGATCCAGGCTAACAGCACGGGGCTTTTCGGAAACCGTTCCACTCCCGGCGGCATCCTTACGGCACCCGGCTCAATCTCGAATGAGACTGCCGAGCGAATGAAGCGAACGTGGGAGGAAAAATTCACGGGCGCCAACGTGGGGCGCCTTGCGGTACTCGGCGACGGCTTGAAGTACGAGCAAATCACGATGACGGCCACGGATGCTCAGTTGATTGAGCAGTTACGGTGGACCGTTGAAGATGTGGCTCGCGCTTTCCATTATCCGATGTACAAGCTCGGAGGACCGCTACCGCCGTATTCGTCGAGCCCGGAAGCATTGACGCTGATGTATTACAGCGATTGTCTCCAGATCATCATTGAGAAGTTTGAACTGTCTCTCGACGAGGGACTGTCGTTGCCGTCCGATATGTGTACAGAGATGGACCTCGACAACCTGATGCGGATGGACACGACGGCGCTGTTCGAGTCCAACAATAAGGCGGTTGCTGGTGGATGGATGTCTCCAGATGAGGCTCGATTCCGGAAGAACATGCACCCGGTTTCTGGTGGCGACACTCCTTATCTGCAACAGCAGAACTACAGCCTAGCGGCCCTTGCAAAACGCGATGCACAGGCCGACCCGTTCGCATCGAATAGCGCAGCGCCAGCGCAGCCAGCAAACTCAGAGCCAGTGTCAAAGGGATTGAGCCTGACTCGATTCGCACAACTCTCCGATGAGGTATTGGTAGCCAAATGATCGACGAAGCGGAGGCGGTTGTCCTTTTAGGCTCGATTCGCAAGGCCATCGACTCCGCGATTGACGAGCGGACCCGCGACCTGCAGCGCGAGAACGCGGCGCTGCGGAATTCCATCGGCGATCTGGAGTTGAGGATTAAGGCCATTCCTTGCGGCCCTGTTGGCCCTCAGGGCGAACGTGGAGAATCGATCAAGGGTGACCGCGGAGAACGTGGCCAAGATGCGCCTCCCGTCGATCTGGTGAAGCTGGCTGCAGATGTAGTGTCCCTTATTCCGGTTCCTCGGGACGGGCAGCGCGGAGAACGTGGCGAGATTGGTCCAGTAGGCCCCCGTGGGGAAAGTGGCGAACGCGGACTTGATGGGCAGGACATCGTTGGTCCCATCGGACCAGCGGGACCACAGGGTGAACGCGGATTAAAAGGCGACACAGGCGAACGCGGGTTACCGGGAGAATCCATTCGCGGCGAAACTGGCCCGATTGGTCCAATTGGTCCGCAGGGCGAGCGAGGCATGCCGGGAGAATCCATTCGCGGCGATCGCGGCGAGCAAGGACCAGCGGGAGCCAAGGGCGAACCCGGCCCACGCGGTGACCAAGGAGAGCGCGGCATAACTGGAGAGCGCGGAGAACGCGGTGAGAAGGGGATCGACGGACACGACGCTCTAGACATCCAAATCCTCGAAAGCGTCGATGAATCCAAGTCATACCCACGCGGGACATTCGCGCAATACAAGGGCGGGTTGGCGCGATTCAATGGCGTCGAATGGCGTCAGATCATCGCTGCGCCTGCAGAGCCTCGTAGCGTGGTAGACCATGAAACCGAACAGTCCGCAGAAGATCCGCGCCGCTTCACGTTCAAAACTATGTTCTCCGATGGGACTACGAATGTTGTCGTCACCTACATCCCGATGATGATTTTTCAGGGCGTGTTCAGGGCCGGGCAGGCTTACACCAAGGGTGACTGCACGGTTAAGGACGGCTCGACGTGGGTGTGCCTTGCGGAAACGACAAAGGCCACGCCTGGAGACTCGCAGGACTGGCAGCTGGCCGTCAAGAAGGGCAAAGACGGCAAGGGCGAAAAAGGCGAGAAGGGCGACACCGGCCAAAACGGAAGGGATCTTCGCTACCAATGATTCTAGTCTCACTTTCGCAGGCGCTTGACCATCTTAGGGCCAATGACGACGACTCTTACAACGTCGAGTTAAAGCTTCAGCTGGCATCAGCGATCGTGCTGAAGCACATGGGATATGACGCGATTCCAACTGGCGAATATGACGAAGACACGTCGCCGCCGACACTGCGGCCGGTTTATTACACCGAAGACTCTCCGCCAGTTCTGTCGGTGAGTGGCAACGTTAAAGCTACCGTTTTACTGGTACTCGGAGAGCTTTACGAAAACCGGGAAGGAAGCATCGCGGATGTGCTTTCAGGAACGGTGCGCGACTTACTTTCGACCTCGTTTGATCCGCCGTTTGCGTAACTTCGGGATAGGGAGGGCTACCAGCCATGTCAGCAGTCAATGATTTCGAGAATAAACTTTTGCTCTACTTGTTCAACAACACGGCCTTGGCTGACGTTGGAGACGCTACCGGCATTCCCGCGACAGCCACGGCGGGCAGCACGCAACTGGCTCTCAGTACGTCAGCGCTGACCGATACCGACACGTTGTTGACGGCAACGGAGGTCGCCTATACCGGATACGCGCGTCCGACGCAGGCGCGGAGTAGCGCGGGATGGACCGTCTCTGGCAACAACTGCAGCAATGCCGCGTTGATCCAATTCGGCGAGATGTCCGCAGGCGGTCCGGATACAGTCGTGCATCTTGGACTCGGGTTGCTGGCGACAGGCAACGTGCTGAGGATTCATGCGGACCTGGACGCCGACCTCGTGATTAATAACGGTGTCAATCCGCAGTTTGCTATCGGGGCGCTCGATATCAACCTGGACTGACAATGCAACTTTTCAAGACAGTCGGCGAGAAGATTCTCAAGCAAACGCCGTATGGGGTTCGCGTTGAAAACGTTGACGTCGTGATGACAATCGGCAAGGCCACGGTGACGATGAACTACGAGACGGCATTCAAGTTGAGCGCGTTTCTCCGGCATGGCGGCACGATAGCGAAGCGGGCAGCGGGAGACCATAGCCGCAAGTTCACCATTGTTGCTGATCTCACCGACGCAAACGCCGAAGAATTACAGGCGGCTCTCAGTGTAGACCGGAAGTCGGTCTATATTCGGCGATGAAATAAAATGGCAATCAGCGTTGACGCAACGCGGACGGAGTCAGTCCGTACAGACACCTCCGATCCATATACCTTCAATTACACGCCTAATGCGACCCCAAGAGGAATCTGCGTCTGCGCCATTCACTCAGATTCTTCCACCGACCATATCTCATCGATGACTTACGGCGGGGTCGCGATGGCCCGCGCCGTGACTGCTGCTGACACAGCAAACGAGCCCGGCCGTGCTGACATCTGGTGGCTTGGTCGGGGAGTGCCGACAGGAACCCAGACCGTTTCCGCGGATTTGACTTCCGCAACCACAGACGATATTCAGTTCGTCGTCTTCGCGTTCAACGGCGCCAAGAATATCGATCTCGTCGATACCGATTCGGTCCAAGAAAACACCAACAATCCATCGGTCACAATGCAGACCGCGGGGCGAACCTGCGTCACGATCAGCGCGTTCTACTTTGGCGGTTCAGCGGCCCCGACGCCGAACGCGAACATGAGTAACCTGCATACCCACAACTTCACGGCGCAGTTCGGCAGCGTGGATATGCAGACCACGCCGGGGACTGGGAACTTCACCTGTAGCTACACAGGGAACGACGATACTGCGCTGGCCGTTGCCACATTCTCCGAAGTCCTCGAAGTTCTCACGGCCACAGCAGCTCCGGCGTTTTCGCCCCTCGCGGATATCAACGCTACCGGCAAGCTGACAGGCAGCGCCCTTGTCGCCCTCAGTCCCGTTGCGGATATCAACGCTACCGGCAAGCTGAGCGCTGCAGCAACCGCCGTATTTAGCCCGGCGTCCGATTTAACTTCAGCGATAAATCAAAACATCGCAGCAACCGCGTCGCTGTCGTTTGCCACGTCAGGCGATGTCAGCGCAGCCGGGACAGTATCCGCAGCAGCAACACTGGCATTCAGTCCAGAGGCGGACATCAGTGCAACGGGAGCGCTTGCTGCAACCGCTACCGTTGTCTTTAGTCCGCTCGCGGATGTATCTGCCCTTGGGTCGCTGACAACTACGGCAAGCCTTGCCTTCAGTGATGTCGCTGACGTCAATGCTCCTGGTTCACTCGCGGCCACGGCATCAGTAACCTTCAGTTCAGTTGCTGATATCAACGCAGCGGGGGCCGTTGCGGCATCCGCCAATCTGGCGTTCTCACCCTCGGCGGCAATTAGCGCCGCTGGAACGCTTACCACCATTGCAACCTTAAGTTTCAGCACGGCGGCAAATCTTGCTGCTGGTACTAGCCAAGACATCTCGGCAACCTCAACGCTTCTCTTTTCGACGGCGACGGACATCAATGCGACTGGGGCTCTCGCTTCGATGTCGGATATTGCATTCACCACGTCTGCCGACATCAGCGCAGCCGGCACGGTCACCGCAACTGCAACGCTGGCCTTTAGCCCTGTTGCTGATATCAGCGCAACCGGGAAGTTGCAGGCTGTCGCGTCTACAGCGTTCACAACTTCTGCCGAGTTAAGGGCATCTGGGCAGATCCGATCCACGGCAACACTCACATTTTCACCAGTTGCCGATATAAACGCGCCTGGGAAACTAGGCTCTGTGGTCGTGGTCCTCTTCAGTGCAAGCGGCGCGATCAGCGGCGAAGCGATCACATGGAATCCGGGAACAGGGCGAGTGCTATCTCTCGGTCGCAGTAGAAATACAGCCCTTGTAGCCGATGGCCGCCGAGTGCTATCGCTAGCCAGCAGTCGAAATACGGCGTTGGTCGCCAATGGCCGCCGAACTGCTTCGATCAGCGACGGGAAAAATTCCATCCTGGTTCACGAGCCTTAATATGCAACGCTTCTACATCAAGCAAGGCGACACGCAATTGCCGATCACGGCGACTCTTGAAGAAGCGGACCTGACTGGCGCGACGGTTCGCTTCCTGATGCGAGATGCGATTGGGATAGCGGTGCGGCTGGATGAGACCGCCGTAGTCACCAGCGAAACGAATCCCGCGACGGTGCAATACGAATGGCAAAACGGAGAGACCGATGTGGAAGGCGAGTTCATCGCGGAGTTTGAGGTCACGTTTGATGACGACACGAAGATGACCTATCCCAACGATGGCCATATCGCCGTGATCATCCAGCGTCAACTTGGATAGGATGAAGAGATGAACGTATTCCTGACGAGCAAAACATCAAAGCTGGCGTTTGGCAACGTGGTCTTCGATGAGATGGGCCAGCCGATTTTCACGCATGATCGCCTGAACGGGACGGTTCAAATGGGGCCGGGATACTCGCTGCTTGACGAGAATGGCGATCCTATTGGCAGCGGTGGCGTCTCCGAGCCCGCCAATCAGATCGTCTACGGGACGGGCAGCGGGGTGGATTCGAGCGCTAGTCTGTATTTCACTGGCAGTGATGGATTGGTAATCGCTTTCAATGGGACCAACGCTCAGACTGCATCATTTACCAATTATGCGAATACCTCCGGTGGCACAGGTGTCTATATTGAGCATGAAACGGCGGTAGCCTCAGCCTCAAGATGGACAGGAATCTTCACAAATGTTGGATTCGCTGGGAGTGGGACACTCGACAGTCTTGAAACGATTCGGATATCCGGAAATTATAAAAGCTCAGGAACAGTAACTGACAATATTGGTCTGATGATAATGAATCAGACTTCAGGGGTCAACAACTACGCCATCAAGACGGGGACGGGCGCGGTCGATTTCGGGTCTGAGGTTCGAGCAGGTGGAGACGTTAGCGGCGCGGCATCGCGCACAACGTTCACGAATGCGACGGACTCGACAACGACGAACTCCTATGTCGTCGCAGGTGGGCAAGCACCGGCAACGGAAAACACTGGATGGTTGAAGATTTACATCGGAACCGACGTTGCATGGGTTCCCTATTGGCAGAACGCGACGCCATAACAATGGATCAACAAACTCAGCAAATAATCCTCCGGCTCAAGGTCATGGTCGCGGACTACTGCCTCACGGTTGACAGCTTGCGATCTGAAATTGCGGCAAGGGACAGGCGCATCGCCGAGATTGAGCAGGCGGCTGAGAGGAAACCCGAAGAGGACGCGCCGGAGTGACTCCAGTTCTCTCGATAGTTACCGGCACGGTCGACAGGCAGGATAGCCTTCAGCGGTTCGTTCGTTCAGTAGTCGAGATCACGACACTGGATTACGAGTTGCTAATCATCGACGCTGGATCGTCTCCGACTCAGGTAAATCTTCCACCTCAGGCGAGGATCATCGCCGAGCGACCACGTAGAACTTACGTTGCTGGCTACAACGCGGCTTTCCGCGAATGCAAAGGCGAGTTTGTGACCTGGATGAACGATGACGCGGAAGTGACGCAGGGATGGGATGTGGCGGCGGTGGATTTCATGCGACAGAATCCGGATATTGGGCTCGGGTGCATGCCGTTTCGAGATCCCGGCGAAGCGGCGTTCCGCATTTGCGACTTGTGGTATCTGCCGTATGCAAACTTCGGCATCATTCGGCGCAAGATAGGCGATGCGGTCGGATGGTTCGATCAGGACCTGACAATGTACGGCTCAGACAATGCGATCACGTTCAAGGTGCTGCTGGCCGGCCACGGGGTTGCTCCGATCTACGCATCAAGGGTGATTCACCATCGCGTGAAGGACCAGGTTCGCGCCTCAAACCAAAACTCCAGAATTGCGGACGGTCGTCTGATTACGTCGCGTTATATGCCGAGCGTTCGGCGAATGGCAAAAACATTCTGGACGAAGCTTCCGGAGGACTGCGGCTACCTGTGAAACTGCATGTTGGCTCCGGGTCTGTGTACCTGCGTGGATGGGTGAATGTTGACCTGCCATCCCCGAACGTGTTCCTTGCTGCGGACCGTCAAGACCTTGTCGAAGCACTTGCCACAGACGAGAGCGATTACTACGGAAGGCACAAGGACAAGACCATCGAGACGCTACGGGCTCCAATCATGCAGAAGATGGTTTGCGACCGATACGGCAGCTTCGACTTCCTGCCTGTGCCCCCGGGATCGGTGGATGAGCTTCTCTCGCGTCAATGTTTCGAGCATTTGAGCATCGCTGAAGCACATCAGGCTCTTGAGCGAATCAAGGCAGTTTTGAAGCCTGGCGGTATCCTGCGGCTGGATGTTCCGGACCACGACGAGGCGTTGCGTTTACTGCGAGAAACCGGCGATGAATTCTATGCTCGGCATCTCATGGGACCACGAAGCGGCACAGATCGCGGGTTTCATATGATGTCTTACCGCCGCAGCGACCTTCGACAGCTTGTCGAAGGCCACGGGCTATTTTTCGATGTTGAAGAGTCGATGATACCGCGGCTCTACCCGGCGTTTTGCTTGCGGTTCAAAAAGGTTGCTCTCGGATGCATAGAATAGCCATCGTGGACACCTACTATCCGGAGATGCTCTCACGCTGGCAGTTCAGCCCGGAGGCTGGCTACGCGGCCGAGTTGCAGCGCCTTCTGGAGTTCAGCTTCGGGACCGGAGACTTCTATTCGCGCAACCTGAGGCCGTTCGGATGGGAGTGCTGCGACATCATTGGGAACGCTAGGCCATTGCAGGAGATGTGGGCCAAGGAGAACGGTTGCGCTATGCAAAGATCGGTCGAACTTGAGCAGGTCGCGCGATTCAAGCCCGACGTGGTCTTCTGCCAGAACTTGAGCTTCTTCAGTCCCGCCGAACTGGAGATCCTCGGCAAGAAATATCTACTGGCCGGCCAGTGCTCGTGCCCTATGCCTTCGCCGAATCATGTCAAGCCTTTCAAGGTGCTGTTCACGTCGTTCCCGCACTACGTCCAGAAGTTCCGCGAACTCGGCGTCAAGCCGGTCTATTTGCCGCTTGCCTTCGACCCGATCACGTTGGATCGGACAGAAGAATGTACTCGCGACATCGACATGTCCTTCGTCGGCGGCGTTGGATCGCCGTCACACTGGAAGGCCGGAATGGACGTACTCGAAGCGGTTGCCAGCGAGATTCCGACATCGCAGTTTTGGGGCTACGGCGCCGAGGCTTTACCGAAGGACAGCGCCATCAGGGCGAAGCACAACGGGCCCGCATTCGGCAACGACATGTACCAGATTCTACGGCGCTCGAAGATCGTGCTCAACCGTCACGGCGAAGTCGCGCAAGGCTGGGCGAACAACATGCGGCTGTTCGAGGCTACTGGATGTGGCGCTTGCGTGCTGACTGAGGATGCGCCGAATCTGGGTCACTTGTTCACATACGGAGAGCCAGTTCGGTATTCGAGCCCGCAAGACGCCGTCGTGAAGATCAAGGCCCTTCTCGCTGATGGCTCGTGGAAAGAGCGTGGAGAAAACGGCCAAGCGGCAACGATGGACTCCCACACATACACCGAAAGAATGAGCGTTCTTTCCGTAGAACTGAAGGCCATGCTGTGAACGAAGCGTGGAACGACGCGAGCATCCCGGCGCAGCAGTTGGCCGTTGTTAGGCCGGAACTGGCAAGGATAGCTGAGGGGATGCCAGTACCGCCTTACGAGCAGTTCTTTGCGTGCCTTGACAGAATACCTGATGCTGCTGGCTCAATTCTTGATGTCGGTGCCGGCTGTGGACACTACGGTGAAGCTTTGAAGCTGACAGGGCGCCGGATATGGATGGAGTACCGTGCGCTAGACACATCCGCCTCCTTCAAGGCGATGGCCGCCGAGGCGTTCCCATATCTCCGTTTCGACGTGGGCATGGCGTCAAGTCTGCCATATCACTCCGCGCAATTTGCAGTCGTCCTATCTGGCGCATGTTTGATGTACGCGGCTGACCCGCTTCACGATATCCGCGAGCTGGCCCGAGTATCATCGGGCTACGTGATCCTGCACCGGACGCCGATTGACCTTGGCGGCAAGACGCATCAGGTCGAGCAGGAAGCCTACGGGCAGGCGGTGCTTGAGACGAGATTCGCAGAAGCGGACCTGCTGGCAATGTGCGAAACCGCGGGGCTGTCCGTGTTCCACGTGGAAACAATCTTCGAGACTTCCGACGGGCTGGCGCACCGGACCTATTTGCTGAAAAAGGAGCCGGTTTTCCCGGTAAGCGCATGAATCCATTCGGCATATTCAAAACGCACGAGACGGAAAGCGCGATCGCGCAGCAAGAAGGCAAAGAGCCGAAGTTCTACCCGCACGGTGCGGACGGTAAGCCGCTGACTGAAATGCAGGCGGCGTGGTACTCGTGGACTACGACCGGCGCGTTCGTGGACCCACGTGACCCGAAGTTCATCGTCGGATATCCGATCAAGGGCAGCAACGGGCTCTGGTATCAGTTCGACGCCGCGGGAGAACTTGTCCTGTGGTCTGGCGGCGACCCTGAGCGGTTCATTCGCGAGAATCCGCTGCCGGATCGCTCGCGACCAACGCCTGATCAAGTGTCCAGGCTGTATGAGGCCGCGTTCCCAGCATGAGACATTACGCCACGCTGACCGACATCAACTACCTTCCGCGAATGTTGGCGATGTACGAATCGCTCAAATGGCATTCGTCAGAGCCGTTCGTGCTTCACGTTCTCGCGCTCGACGCGGAAACGGAAGCGGCGATCAAGGCGCTTAATCTACAGTCCGCAACGGTGACGCAGTGGCTTTGGGAGTCGCCGCGTAGGGACCACACGTGGCAGGAGTACTGCTGGCTCATGGCGTCGCAGTGGGTCGAGAAGCTGCTATATATGGGGCACGAGGGAATCACATACCTCGACGCCGACTTGTATTTCTTCAGTGATCCGGCAGCCATTCACGCTGAGATCAGAGACGCCAGCATCGGCATTATTCCGCACCGCTTCATCGCGTCGAAGAAGTATCTGGAGCGCAACGGCCTGTTCAACGTCGGCTGGGTGACATTCAAGAGTACGGCTGACGGGCTGGATTGTGCGTTTGGCTGGGCTACGCAATGCCGCGAATGGTGCTATGCACGCAATGAGGCGGGCAAGTTTGGAGATCAGAAGTACCTCGATAAATGGCCAAGTGAAGATGAGTACGTGGCTTACGTCATCCAGAACATCGGCGCCGGTCTCGCTCCGTGGAACCTCGCCAACTACAAGCTGACGGAAGGCCCGAAGGTCGACGGCGTTCCGGCTGTGTTCTACCACTTTCATGAGTACGAGCATGGCAAGCGTCTCACCAACTACACCTTGCGCCCGGAAGACAAGGCGCTGATCTATGCGCCCTACATCGCAGCATACGAAGCCGCAAAGGAGACGCTTGCGTCAGTACGTCTACCGGCCTGAAGAATGCGGACTTGGGAAGTGGCCTGACGGCGTTCTTAGGCTGGAAGGCTTCGATGTCACTAGGACCGCGGCGGACGCCGATGTATTCGTCTATCCGGGCGCGATCCACCTACTTGGCGGCAAATACCTTCGGGGCCTGCCGCATTTCACTGACCATGCTGATCGACACGTTTTCTTTCATTGCGCGGACCATGAGACCCTTTACGACGTGCCTTCCATCATCATCCGATGTAATACTCGGGATTGGTACTACAAGCTCGATACCAATACGATTAGTTGGCCGTGGCCGGTCGAGGATTTCGGCGCGTATGCGGACGCCTCCCATGGCTTCGACTTCGACGTTAGCTTCCACGGTTGGCGGTCCAGCGTTGTCAGGCAGCAGTCCGTTGACGCTTGCGGACAATCCCGTGCGTTGAAATCAGACATCGCGGAGTATCCAGACTTCTACGGCTACTTCAAGGAAGGCGACCCCGAGGCGGCTCGCAGGCGCAGGGCCTTCTTGCTGAGCATGGAGAGGTCACGTATCGCGCTATGCCCTGAGTCGATAACAGGCGTGTTTCCGTATCGCTTCTTCGAGGCCATTTCGGCGGCAAGGGTTCCAATGCTAATCGGTTCCGGCTACGTGCTGCCATGGGAAGGCGTGATCCCGTGGAACGAGATCGCTATATTCTGCCCTGCGGCGGAAGCCGCCCGCGCTCCGCATGTCGCCCGAAAGTTTATCGACACGCACAGCGATGAGCAGATTATCCAAATGGGAATCAAGGGTCGCGAGTATTGGGAGCGCTACTTGACCCGCGACAAGTGGCCCACGTTGATGACTGAAGCGGTGGAGATGAAGTTGACAGTGTGAAGATCGCAATGATCACATGCGCCGCCTACAGTGATGCATGGCCAGCATTCTTCGGGCTGCTGGAGAAGTTCTGGCCGGATCATCCGCCGGTAGACCTGCTGACCGATGAGACAGCGCCAGGCGTTCCGGTAGGCATCAACGTCGAGGCGGCATGGAAAGGCGCTTCTTGGTGTGATGTGTTGTCCAACTACGTGACGTTCGCTGACGAGCCGTTCCTGTTGATGCAGGAAGACTTTCTGATTTCGGCTCCTGTGCGTTATCAACTCATTGACGATGCACTGCTGACGCTGGAGACGGCCCCTCTTACAGGTGCTGTCCGGGTTTATCCATGCCCCGGCGCCGAGACAGCCTTTGGAGATTCACCGAGAATCGGCATTGCCGGTGATAGTTACCGAATCTCGTGTCAGGCAACGATATGGAAGCCTAAGTTTCTCCGTGAGCTTCTACCTGCTATCGGGCAGGGAACGGCAAGTCACTTTGAATTTCATGGTAGTCGTTGGGCTACGGCTCTACGCAAGACGGTTATGGCATGGATGCGCGAGTCGACGCCATGGCCCATCGAATACATATGTTCCTCTATCTCTCGCGGCAAGTGGAACCCTGACGCGAAGAAACTATGCGAAGCGAACGGCATCGAAGTTGATTGGAGCCATAGGGGCTTCGCCAGCAACACCAACTAAAAATGAGTATCAAGGTTTCGGCAGTGATGCCGACTCGGGGCCGTCGTGTGCTTGCGGCTCAAGCGCTGGAGTGTTTCCTGTCTCAGGCGTATGCGGATAAGGAACTCGTGATCCTAGACGACATCGACGACCGTAGCTTTCCGCAGGAGCCGTTCTATTCCGGCGTGCGCTATCACTTGGCTGCTACCAGGATGACGATTCCAGCAAAGCGCAACGCTGTCAACGCGCTCACGTCAGGACAGTTGATCATGCACTTCGACTCCGATGACTGGAGTGCGCCGGAGCGGATGGCTGAGCAGGTGGCGCGGCATCAAGAGCACGGCAAGGCGGTCACTGGCTACAAGTGGATGTGGTTCTACGATGAACGCACCGGCGAAACGGTGAATTACCACATGCACGTCGGGAGCTATGCGCTGGGAACCTCACTCTGCTATACGCGAGAATTCTGGATGAATCACCCGTTTGACGTGAAGAAGGCGATTGCCAGCGATAACTCCTTCGTCGCCGAGGCCGTCAAGGCTGGCGAACTTCACGCGGTTGATTCTGCTGGCTTAATGGTTGCGAGGGCGCACTCGGAGCAGAGCAACGCATCGAGACAGCTCGACCGATGGGGTAGGCCGACAAAGGATCTATCGAATCTACCGGCCGGGTTTGTCGCGCTGCTAGGGGTCGAACTTGCGAGCCGGTAGCCTTCGGCATCTCGTGACGTTTCAGGTCAAAACGGAAACGAACGAGATGGGCAGTGTCACCGAAACATGGACGGATGCCTTTGACGTTCACGCCGCATTCGGGCCGTTGGGGTCTACGGAGTTCCCTTCGGCTGCAAAGCGACATGCCGAAGCTACTGCGCGGTTCCGTATCCGTTACCGCCACGGGATTGCGGCCGGTACGCATCGTATCGTGTTCGCGTTTGATCCGAACGAATCGCCGACTGATTTCAGGACTTTCGACATCTTTCAGCCGATGCCGGTGGACGGGAAACGCTTTGAACTGTGGATTGAGGCGGTAGAGGTCATCTGATGCTGAGACTTGACCAGGCCATCTACCGCGTTCTTGCGACGAATGCAGGGGTCACAGCAATAGTTGGGACGCGGATTACAGCGGGAGTCTTGCCGCAAACGACAACATACCCGGCAATCGCATACAGGCTTGCTGGCGAGGACAGCATAGTTAGCCTCGATGCCAGCAACGGCCTACGGTCGTCAACGGTCCGCGTGTTCTGCTGTACGAAGGCAAATTACGGCGCGGCGGCATCGCTTGCCGAAGCTGTTCGGCTGGCCATGGCGGATTTCAAGGGGTCGGTGTCAGACGGAGCCTCTCCGTCGTCAACGGTGACCATCCAGGGAACCTTTGCCGCTGGACTCTTCGAGGCCTATGACGACCGCACCGGCACATGGCAGGTTATCCGCGATTTCGACATCTGGTCTCATGAAGAGGTTCCCGTCCACTAGTTAGCTCTTTCAACAACGCAATCAACGGCAACTGAGGCCGCCCATAACCGGGCGGCTTTTTTGTTGGCCGCATTCTGGGAGGTTTCGCAAATGGCTGATGTAACAAACGCACAAATTGGCGCTACGGTGGACTTGCACTACTGGAACACCGCCGCGTCTCCTGACGCTTACGCCGCACTGGGGCAGATCCGCTCAATTTCCGGCATCGGCGTCGATAAGCCGGAAGTGGATTCGACCACGCTGGATTCCACATCGATGGAATACATATCTGGCCTGGCAAACGGCAAGCAGGCGTCCATCGTGTTTACGACAGGCGCGGCGAACGGCAACCTTGACCTGATTCGCGGATGGGTCGATGGCAGCGACAACATCGACTACAAGATCGTGCTGAACGCTCCGGCTACGGAGACATTGTTCTTCACGTTGACGCCGCTGGGCTATGACCTCGGCACTATCCAGCCCAACAATCTGATTGAGGTGACGCTGACGGGGCGCATCACGGGCGACATCGTCGCGACAGATCCGCACGCATAAAGGAGCCCACTGAATGACACCCAGAGAAGCACTGAGGGCGGCGGCAATGCCGAAGACGAAGGCTATCTCCGTCCCCGAATGGGGGATGGATTTGACCATTCGGCAGTTGTCCGCTGCCCAGGTGGTAAGTCAAGAAGGAATCGACGAAAAGACTGCACTGGCAAAGTCTGCGGTGGCGTCTATCGTCGATCCCGGAACGGGAGAGCGCTTGTTTTCTGATTCTGCCGAGGATGTCGCCGAGATTCTGTCATACAGTTTCTCGGGATTGATCCGGCTGAATCAGGAAATCACTGCGTTCAATCGCATCGGTGAAAGCCCGGAGGATGCCGCAAAAAACTCACAAGCCAGCCCATACGTCTCCTGACGTTTCGGCTGGCTGAGAAACTGCACATGATCCGCGAGGAGATGCTGGAGCGAATGAGCGCCGAAGAGTTCGGTGGCTGGCTGGCCTTGCTGCGTCTTGATTCGCAGCCGTCAGAAGTCGCGGAATCGGCAAAAGCCATGCCACGGCAGCAAACTCCAGCCGAGATGAAGGCCGTTTTGTTATCGCTCGCGCCAAAGAAGATGAGACATGCCCGAAGAAACCATTGAGGGGATGAACGACCTGCTGAAAAGCATGGAGGCCCTGCCGCTCGTGTTGCAGAAAACCTTGATCGTGCGCTCACTACGCAAAGGTGGCGAGCCGATCCGGGAAGAGGCTGCGAGGAATGCGCCTGACGACCCCGAAACTCCAGGTTCGCGGATTGAGGTTTCAGTCAAGGTCCAAGTTCGAGAGCAAACGGCGGACGGTGCTGTCGCCGTGATCGGGCCAAGTAGCGGCGGTTTCGTCGGCATCTTCTCGGAGACTGGAACGGCGCATCAAACCGCGCAGCCGTGGCTTAGTCCAGCGTTTGATAGCAGGAAGGAAGAGGCTTTGTCGATCATCGGCGACGAACTCGGCGACGGCATAGAAAGCGAATTCGCGAAGAGGCGAGGATAAATGGCAAGCGGCAGCGTTCTCAAATATCTGAACGTCCAACTTCGGCTGCAGGCTGACGACTTCAACAAGGGCATACGTGCTGCCCAGCGTGAAGCGACCGAGCTGCAGAAAACGCTAAAGCCGACCGCGTCGGTGCTTTCAGACATGGGGAAAGCCGCGACGTCTGCAGGTAAGGTTCTCACGGTTGCCTTTACCGCTCCAATTGCTGCTATCGCTGGAGTCGGCCTCGCGTTCAATTCGATGCAGGAGCGGGCGCAGATTGCGTTCACGGGCATGCTTGGTGACGGCAAAAAGGCCGCGGCATTCCTGTCTGAACTGAAAGACTTTGCGGCCAAGACGCCATTCGAGTTTGAAGACCTCGTCCGCGCATCTCAGCGGCTCATGGCTATGGGCTTCGCCGCAAAGGACGTTCGGCCTCTCCTGACTTCCGTAGGCGATGCCGTTGCCGGTCTCGGTGGCGGTGCTGCGGAAATAGACCGTGTGACGTTAGCTCTCGGACAGATGCAAGGGCGCGGCAAGGTTGCAACGCAGGAAATGAACCAGCTTACTGAAGTTGGTATCCCAGCGTGGGCAATCCTCGCGCAAAAGTTCGGCATCGCGGAGTCGAAGCTCCGCGACATGGTCGAAAAGGGAGTCGTCCCGGCAGATAAGGCGATTCGTGCGCTTCAGGAGGGAATGGGCGAGAAGTTCGCTGGCCAGATGGTCAAGAACTCTCAGACGCTCATGGGGCTGTTCTCGACCATCAAGGACGAGACAAAGTTCATTGCTGGGGAACTCACAGAGGGGCTCAATAACGCGCTGAAAGGCCCACTGTCGAAGCTCGGCGAAGTACTGCATGGTATCCGCGTTAGGATGGACGGACTGAGCGACGGAACAAAGGCTGCGATCGTTGTCATGGGCGGATTGGTCGCCGCCGCTGGACCGGCTCTTTTCATCTTTGGCCAGTTGGCTCAATCCGTCTCGGCAATAATCCTCGTCGCACCTAAGCTCGTCGCTGGCCTCCATTCGATCCAAGCCGCGTTGATTGCCATGCAGGTCAGCGCCGCAGGTGCCATCGCTTCACTTGGAACTGCTGGCCTTGTTGGTGTCATCATCGTCGCAGCGGCAGCCCTTGTCACCCTGACATACAAAATTGCTGAAGCTACCGGCCTAATTGATGCGCTGGCTAACAAGATCGCCCGTTGGCGCGGCTTGATGGCTGAGACTGATTCCGCTCTTGCCAAGAATTCCGCTGGGCTCGAACGGAACATACAGTTTCTCAAGGACCACGGCATCACCGTAGACCGCGCAGGAAAGACGACGCAGCAACTGGAACAGGAAGTAGCTAAGCTGACTCGTGAATACTACGGCCTTGACAAGGCACAGCCTCAAGTCAAAAAGAGCGTCATCGCATTGACTGGGGCGATCGTCGATCAAGGCAAGGCTGCTAAGGAGACCGCAGAATTACTCCATAAGCAGCAGATGGCAGCGATCAGTATGTCGTCCGCCATGTCAAGAATGGCGAAGGAAACACAGAAGGACATTCAAGACGGGATTGAAGATGAGGTTAAGGCCGCAGAATCGGCTAACGACCGGATCGCGCGCGACACTATCGACCGCTTCGAGCGGATCAAAAACTCCAACCGCGATATGCAAGACCTCATCAACATCGCCAATCGTGGAACGGCGGATGAGGCGAGCAGGGTCAACGAGGAAGCCTACGACCAAATTATAGCCGACATGAAGGACGCGGAGGCGCAGAGCAAGAAGAGCGCGACTGGAATGTCCCGCGCGTGGGAGACCGCAATCGGCAACATTGCCAGCCGGTTCTCGGACACCATCGCCGACATGATTGTCGAATGGGACTTCGGATGGAAGGGCATGGTTGACATCCTGAAGGACACCGCCAAGTCGCTGCTTTCGGCGTTTATCTCAGGGTTCATTGAGCCCGCATTGAGGTCAGCGGCTGGACTCGGAGGCCAACTCGGCAGAATTATTTTCGGCGGTCAAGGCGGTGGCGGTGGTGGACAGGGCGGCGGCGGAATCCTGGGCGGTATATTCGGCGGCGGCGGGGGCAGTGGAGGCGGCAGTGGCAGTGGCCCGATGGGCGGGGCGCTATCCGGTGCAAACATCGGCGGTTATTTTCAGGCGGCCGAGATTGCTGTGGGGTGGTTCAACGGCATCGGCGCCGGACGACGCGCAGCGAACCAGATCGTCAAGTCCCAAGAGGCCGTATGGGCCTCAATCGCGGACCTTTTCAACAAGCGTGACGCGGGCAGTCTTGCTAGCCTGATGTCAGCAAGGGCGGTGATCGACCAAACCTTTGCGGATTGGCAGAAGAATGCTCTGGCGTTCGCAGGAAACAACGAAGATAACACGGTCGTCGTGAATCAAGCATTCGCCACCCTGATCCCGCTGATCACTAAGATGCGCGCGGAGATGGATGCACAGATTGCCGCGCTCGGTGGTGTTCCCGGCGCTGACGGATCTATCATCAACTTTCAGCCGGTCGTAACCGCAATCCAGAGCCTCGGTGAACTACTGCGCGAGAGCATGAGCCTTACGGCTCACTGGCTTGTTGATCAGTGGGAAGGGGCGAGTCAGCCGTTCATGGGCGCTTCCGAATTTGGGATGGACATTCCAGACATCTCGCCCGAGGTTCCGATCATCGCAGATGGCTCAGACTCGGGATATTCCGATCTTTCGTCAATGGTCTCGGCCGTGTCGTCGGAGGGCGTATTCATTGAAAACGTGACGTTCTCTCCTACGATCAGCATTACCTGCGAAATTGACGGAGAATTTTCCCGTCAGGATATCCGGCTTAAATTGATGCCAGAGATCACGTCTGCTTTACAGACCGGCATAGAGGGATACCGCGAAGAATGGACAAGGATCTTTGCCGGGGCTCTAGCGGCACCCGCAGAATCATAGAGGACGACCAGTGAAGCTCAGCCAGTTAGCGCAAAAAGCATTGCAGCGATTTGCGGTGCAGGCGAAGGAGCAAGTACGGAAGCATCATGAGCGCGAGCAAAGGCAGCGTGAAATCAATATGCAGGCAAAACGGCGAATCCAAGAAAAGTTCCGGCGACAACTGGCGGCTATGCTAGGCCGACATCGATAGATGGGCGCACCCGGTTACTACCTGCTGACGCTGGACTCCAACGGTGAGCCGGACTACGACGGCAGCGGAAATCCCGTCATTGACGGCGACCTCGTGACGCTCCCGATTCAATCGCGCATCGGCGTGGAGTACGGCAAAGAACGCGCCGACATCCTGCACGAGACCGAGCGCGGCCGCCGGTGGGTGTACCCGCAGTTTGACCGGCAAGTTCGCCGGATGACGTTCCGGCTGACTCTCGCGCAGATGGCAGCTTTCGAGACGCTGGACGAGGCTGTAGGCGGGCAGCGCGACCCGTTCATTTGGATGGTGGACACAGACGAATCACCATCAACGCGGCTGTTCGTCCGCAAGCAGGCGCATTTCATCCTTCGCCAGCATCCCAACGTCGGGCACGGCGAACTGGTCGACCTGCAAATTGACCTTTCAGAAGAGCCTACGGGACCAGGTATCACGGATTAACCGTGTCGCAAATAAAGTGGATCACCGTCGCGGAGCTGATCCTCGACACGGGGACGGAGCGGTTTTCCGCTGAGCGGGTTCGCAAGGTTGCGTCAGAGTCGCCCCCGACCGCTGAAGTCATCTACTCTGGGACGGTCCTCCAGTGGGGCTCAGTCCACAAGTCGATACCGCTGCTGCCCGGCCTGCCGCAGATCAGCGACGCGCAGATCCGCATTGCGGACAACTACCGCAAGTGGCGCGACCTGCTGGCCAAGCAGACACCCCGCCGGCGCCTGATCCGCCTGACAGTCCTTCCTGAAGGCGCAAGCCTTGCCGCCTACACGCCCATTTTCGTCGGCGAAGTGGTCAGCGTCGTTTTCACGCCCGCCGCAATTCAAGTCTCCCTCCGCGATCGCATGTTCGCGTGGCTGGATGAGCCGATTCCGGCCATGGCGATAACCTCGCTGTATCCTGACCTCGCGCCCAAGGATCAAGGGCAGTTCATCCCAATCATTCAGGGGCAGGTTCGGTCGGTGGAAACGTCGCCGTCTACCGCGGAAGGAGTGATCCCACTGCCGCATATCGGATTCACGCCAGAAGAGTCTCCCCCTGCATCCCCGCCTGCATCCCGAGACCGATACGCCGTCGCGGTCCATCCTGTAAGTTCGGTTGTGGCTATCTACCGCCGCGAGCAGATCGTGAACGACGATGATATGGCCACTTCCGAATGGGTCGTCGTTGACCCTGCAGAGTACGAAATCACGACCGGATTTTTTGCTGAAGATGACAACCCTTTCGGCCGCTTCGAGATGACGCACACCTATCTCGACTTCTACGGGCAGCAGCCGGAGGGCACGGAGATACGGGCAGACGTTGACGGGATTGACTTTCGTGGCATCTGGGGAGATCTTCCGGAGGCCGAGGCAAGCCCGCCTGGTGGAGCCCTTCGCAACCCGATCGACTTCTTCATCGGCATGACCTACCTGATTTGCCAGAAGGCCGGGATTTCGGTGAACGTGTTCGACACTGACGAAATTGGCGCATTGAGGGAAGTGTTTGAAGGGCTCGGGCTCTACTGCGACGGCGCAATAACGGAGGAGATTACAGCCCGAGACTTCCTCGCCAAGTTCCTGCGTGATTTCCATTTGGACATGTTCGTCAATCGGCGCGGCCTGATCACACTGCGGTACGTTACCGAGGAATCGCCTACGCGAACGGTCTACGTCGAAGGCAAGCACATCCTTCGCGGTTCGTTCATGGAGTGGCTACCGGAGAAGATCGTCAATCAAATCGACTGCCGGTATGCCTACAACAACGCAACCGGGAAGCACGACGCAGGATTCGTCCAAGACAACGCCACAGAGCAGGAAGTGCTAAATCTCCCGCAGGAGGAAAGCCCGTCTTCGCCAGAGCAAAAGATCGAACGTGAAGTATTGGAACTTACGTTTATCCGTGATGCCGACACGGCTCAATCGACTGTCGATAAGCGCATGGAGGCTCAGCAGCTTGGGACTTACCAGCAGGAGTTGGAATTGCCATTACCACAGGTCGTCGCCGACATGGAACTGGCGCAACTCATCGGCCTGACTCACTCGATGGGACTGGATCTCTACAACCCCGGATACATCAATCAGGAAGTGAAAACGCTTTCCCTGCTTTTCGACCTTGACCGTCTCAAGGTTCGCGCGCGTACGGTTCTCAGCGTCGCGGCTGACGTTGACAATTTCAATGTTAATCCTGACGTCGAACGGGTCCGACCGACTATCGCAGAAATAATTGACGTTGGTCCTCCGTACGATGTCTACCATGTTGTCTCAGGTAAAGACAGCGCTATAGACTATTCGGAATACACGTACGCTCTCGGAAGTTTCGAGTTCACGAGTTCATTCGCAGAATACAACCAACTTGCCCTCTACGGTGTCCCTGAGCCGAGAGCGAATCGAACGCTGACAGCAGTCAAGCTTGGGAGCGTTGTTGAGTATATATGGGACAATCCAAACGTAAGCCCTATAAGCGTTGTTGATGTCAGGAAAGGCGCTGAGTATTCTAGGACAGGCGCAGCATATTTCACTTATCAGGCGGCGTTTTTATTTGGCGGGGAAGATGAGGCCGCACCGAAGCAATTATATGAGGCTGACCTCACCCCGGCCGAATGGGAAAGCGCATTTCCTGGAGGCGCGTCCGAAGTTCACTTCCGTATGATCCAGTGGCATTCGTTCAGCAGTCAGGCATCTATACCAAACACTCACCTGCGATGGTATGACGCCTGGGTGGAGTATCACTATGCTCCGCTCTAAAAAACCAAGCGATCCTGTTAAGTTCCGTTTCAGTGATGACACTCCTGCTGCGCCGGAAGGTTACATCAACGTCAGGTTTCAAAAGCGGTGGCCTTTCGTTTCGGCATACATTCCAGACGCCGAACTGATCATCCCGACCCGTTACAACGTCATCTATTCGCATGCTGGACTTCCGCCTGCCGATACGACGTACATCATTATAGTTTTCGAGAGATCAGTTACATTCGCTGCCAACTTCAGCGGATCTTACGGCAAGTGCCTGACGAACCCTTCAGCGACGGCAACCTATACGGTCAAGCGGAACGGTAGCACCATCGGAACGGTTGTGATATCAACGGGCGGAACGTTTACTTTCGCCACGTCAGGCGGAACATCGCAGGCTTTCACAGCGGGGCAATACTTGACGATCGTTACGCCAACCGCTCAGGATGACACGCTATCCGACGTGTCCATGAATTTCCTTGGAGCCCTGTAGTTGGCTGATCGCGTTTCGCAGGTTCCTGTTGAGTCGCTTGCGGGAGACCCTGCCGCACGGGCAAGTCAAGTTGCCGCAGAGTCGCTTGCGGGCGATCCATCATTAAGAGCCTCTCAGGTTCCCGTTGAGTCGCTTGCGGGCGATCCATCATTAAGAGCCTCTCAGGTTCCCGTTGAGTCGCTTGCGGGCGATCCATCATTAAGAGCCTCTCAGGTTCCCGTTGAGTCATTGGCCGGTGACCCTATATTGAGAATGAGTCAGGTTGCTATAGAAATCGGCGGCGTACGTAGCGGAGTAGTACAGTTCATTTTCGCACCTTGAGGTAAGACAATGGCATGCAAATTCATTGACTCATTCGACCACTACGCAACGGCAAATCTTCCCGAGAAGTGGAGCACTGTATACAGCCAAGGTGGAATGACAGCGATGGCTATTAGTTCGTCTGCGGCGAGGACTGGAGCGAATGGACTTCTTCAAACAGGAAGCCATTTAGGTAATACAGGAATGTCGTATGTACAGAAATCGGCACCAGGGACACCATCGACACTGATAGTGGGATTCTCCATAAAGCCCGTGACCTGGATAAGCATAGCCGACAGCGCGGATACGATGAAGGGCAGGGGGCAAATAATCGGATTCCTAGACGGAGGCTTAGAGCATTGCAGCTTGCGCGTTCTTCGTGACGGGCAGATTCGAGCATATAGAGGTAGCACGGTGCTAGGTACTTCATCGAAGAGCCTGACCCTTGGCCGATGGCATTACCTTGAATGCAAGGTTAACATCCATGATTCGACGGGGACATTAGAGGTTCGTGTTGACGGTTCTAGCTCAGGATGGTTGGCTCTGACAGGCCAAAATACGCGCGGTGGAACTACCAACAATTACGCAACCAGCTATGCCATAGGGGTGGTAAATTCAGCGAATGCAAACACTGACGGCTCCGCTACGCCGCTCACCGTGTATTACGATGACCACTATTACTGCGACACTACGGGAAGCTACAACACGGATTTCCTCGGAGACTTCGCGATCACGTGCAAGCTTCCAACGGGAAACAGCGCAGAGACGGACTTCTCTCGAGGCGGCGCGGATTCCGGGAACAACTACGGACAAGTTGATGACGCAACAGCCAACGGCGACACCGACTACGTGTACTCCGGGACTCCCGGAGACAAGGACCGATACACCTACCCAACGATTGCCGCTGAGAGCAACATCCCCGTGGTTTCGGTTACAATGCAATGCCGAAAGGATGATGGTGCCGCGCGGGCGGTACGAGCGTTGGCCAAATTAAGCACTACCGAAGTTGACAGCGGGGCAGACATCGCGCTCAGCACAAGCTACGCGATGGAACAGGGAATTTTCGAGCGTGACCCAGACGGCAACGCATGGACTGCCTCGAACGTGAACAGCACTGAATTCGGCGTCACAGTCGCATCGTAGAATGAAGGAGGATCATCATGTTCTCACTGTTCGCTGATCCAAAGATCGTTGGCAAGATGACGGATCAATCGAGGCCGCGCTAATCCATGGAGGGGGAAATCATGTTCATTACTTTCGAACAGGTTGTCTTCGCAGTAGGAGCCTCACTGTTCACGGCGTTAATCTGGCTACTCAAGGCCAAAATTGCAGCGTGGGATAGACACATCATGGAATGCGATGTGATCCGTCTCGAAGACGCTAAGCGATTCTCGGCGATTACTACGAAGATGGATTCGCTCACGGCCAGCCTTGACAAACTCGTGAGCACGCTGATGCCCCTAACGGTTATTGCGCCACACAGGCGTCATGATGACGACGAGCATCATGGAGAATTGAGGGATAGTAATCTGTGAAGCCTCCAAAAGCTATTGTCGCGGCATCATGCCAACTCAACGACGTGCGGAACGCAATCGCCAAGGTCAAGAAGGACGGCGACGTGGTGCAGGTTCCGGCCGGTGAGGCGGCGTGGACCGAGCGGCTGGACATTCGGGTGCCGTTCTCGTTCACCCTGAAGGCGGACAACCCCTTGATCCGTGACGGCGTACAGACTGGCTCTCTGATCAACTGGCAACTGGCAATCGGCAAGACTCAGCGTGGCAGTGGCTTCAGGTTCGCCGATGGCGGACGGATCAAGACGAACACCGATGGCGTCATCGCCATTAACGGCACGAACGTCCAAAGCACGCAGTTCCGCTTTGACCATTGCGTCTTGGACAGGCTTAACGGCGTCGGATTGCGACCGAACAACGTGATCGGCGTCAGCGATCACAACCACATCATCACGGCGGCCGGTATGGCGCAGTACATTTATACGCCGAATTGGAACTCGCCGACGCTGGACCACGCGTCGAATGAGCCGGGATTTGACCGTTGGGGCGATCGTTCGTGGGCGGCTCCGGTGGCGTGGGGCTCCAGCGAGTTTTTCTTCACGGAAGACTGCATCATCGACGGCTCATTGCAGGGCCGCGGGATGGACGGCTACCGCGGGACTCGGGCGGTTTTCCGTTACAACCGTTTCATCAAGTGCCACGTCACCGTTCACGGGACTGAATCTAGCGGGCGTAATCGCGGTTCCCGAGCTGTAGAAATCTACGGCAACCAGTTTGAAAACGAAGACGTGATGTCCAACATCCGCAGCGGCGGGGCGTTGATCTGGGGAAACACCGGCATCAACATGATCCAGGGCGGCAGTGCGGCAAGGCTCAACCAGCATCGCACGGTTCATGCGTTTTCACCGTTCGGCGGGGCTGACGGAACGAGCCTGTGGGACATCAACGACGACAATTTGGAGCCGTACATGCCCACCGGACCGTTCACGGTGATGGCTTCCGGTAAGTTCTACGTCGTTGCCGACCTCGGCGAACTCAACAGCGTGGACCTGCGCGGATTCACAATTCGTAAATTGAACGTGGCGCCGGAGGAACGGAATACCTATTCCGTCATCTCGGCCAACGAGAGCGGAAAACTCACGTTCAAGAACAACGCTGGCTTTACGCCGCCGCCGCTGGCGTTCGCGGTTGGCGATACGTTCGAGCTTCGGCGCGTGCTCCAGGTGCTAGATGGCGTCGGTCGCGGAGGAGGCTCGCTGCTGGCAGGCGGTAATCCTGATACAGCCCCAGCGATACCTGCCGGCTGGAACGACCAGTCGCTATTCCCGGTGTACGAGTGGCTCAACCAGAACAACGGCGTGGAAATCGGCTGCGGCGTTGACGGCGGGGCGATCGGCACGGTGCGCGAAGGGGAGCATTTCATCAAGGGGAAGCCGGATGGTTACGCGCCTTATGTGTACCCGCATCCGCTGACACTCGGTTGATGTATCGACCAACGCGCCGAGAGGTAGCGTTAATCCTCACGGTTGCTATTCTCGGCACGCTGGCGGTGCTGCGGTGGCGCTAAACCCAGATGATTCCGAAGAGACGTCGCAGAAACTCCATTACAAACCTCCCTTCTCACGTCGCGGCTTCCTGACTTTGAGATAGTACTGTCGCGCGTACTCCCGCATGCAGGTTTCACACGCATGCTTTGGAGCGATGCCGTGCGGACACCTCACGCGAATAGCTACCACGCGGCGCGCCTTCTGGCATTTTTCGCAGTGGGACTTCCTCGCGCCGTGCGGGCATGGATGCCGTAGCGGCGGCGGGCCGCCGGCTCGCGGCTTGATCCGCGCCAGCATGTGCTCGTAGACGCGCTCCAGCTCTGGGTCGCTCACTTCGCCGCCTTTCGATTCGCAGGCTTGCCGCTCGCACACTTGGAGCGGCCAACCAACGGCTCATCGTGAGCTAGGCAGACATCCTCTGAAGGTTCGCAGCCGTATTGATTCGTGCGCGTCGATGGCGCGATTGCAGGCTTGCGGTCCTTCGCCTGCGTGATGCACGACTGCGCGACACTGACGAAATCGGCAAGCGGGACACGGCGCCAGGGCGCAGCATTGAGCAGGCAGTAACTGTTATGCGCGTGCTCGGGATCGCCGCAAGAATAGATGTCGTCACCCGTCAGCAGCGTCACAATGCGCCGCGCCTTACGCAGCACGGCGGGGCTCGTGACTTCGGTGCGAACTGGCGTTCTAAGGCTTGTCTTTTTCGGCATTCTGTTTCCTTCCTTCCTCGAACAAATCAACGAGCAGATATCCACGCGAATCACAAGTTGGGCACGGATAGGTGTCTGTTCCTGTTGACGACCATTCTTGCTGATCGCCAGCAAGCCACGGTGGCCGCGAGACGATCTTCTGACCGTTGCAATTAGGGCAGACAACGACGCTCGGCATTCTGTTTCTCCTTTTCGATCAGTGCCAGCGCGGAGCCTGCAATCCCATCGAGAAAACTTGAAACCATGGACCCGCGCCCGTACTCTTCCCGCCCGCAGCGGAAAATAACGATGATGGGGCCATCGCTCTGTGGGTACACTTCGAGAATAAACCCGAGAGCGAACAGCTTCTCGATCAGCGCAAATGCCGCCTCGGCATTGGTGCGGAAGTTGGGCGGTTCGGGATCGCAGGCATCGTGACATGTGCATGTGCCCTTCGGCGTGTCAGACTTACACTCGCACGACGGATGATGCCAGAACTCGAAAGGGTCATTGCCGAAACTGTCCACCACCATGCGATAGCCCGCCCACTCCGCCAGCGCCCTGTTCTCTTCGTCGCGCGTCATGTGATCCCCATGCCTTTCAAAACGGAATATCGTCGTCACTCACAGTTGACGGGAAGTCCTCCATCCTCAATGGAGGCTTTGCGCCGAACAGTACCGCGGCGGCCCTGGCCGGCGAGAGCCCCGCAGCGCCTGACGCCGATGGCTTGTTGAGCCATCGGATCACCGTCTTGACCTTTCCGCTCCCGGCCGGGTACTCCTGTTCCTCGGTCGGAAACTCGACCTTGCGCCCGATGATATCGATGGCGAGCTGGTTCTCCACATAGGTGGCGTTGGTCAGGTTCTCTTTTTTGACTCCGAGAACCTCCGTGAACTCGCGCTCGGCCTGCTTCTTGGAGTTCTCGGTGATCCAGATGGTCCGGGAGCAGTCTCCGTCTTCGCATTCAAGCTGGACTTGGAATCCGACGGTTCCCAATTGAGATGTGATGAAACAGCTCCCTGGCTGCACTTCTCCGGTGTAGGTGCGGTTCGGTTTGATTCCCACGGCTAAACCTCCTGCGCCCGCATGAGTTCACTCTTGCGCGCGTCCTTGATCGTCGTCAACTGGTCGTGAAACTCCCCGAGCTTACCTTTTTTGCCCTTCGTCAAGTCCCACGCGGATTTCAGAGCTTCTAGCGATGCGGAGCCCTGGATGGCGGTACGGATTTGCTCGAATAGCGTTTCGCGGTCCCGGATGGTCCGCTGTTCGGCGTTCTCGATTGCGGCCGCGTCCTTTTCGGCATTGTCTTCAGGCGTGCCGACGGTGCCCTGCTGCGAGCCAGTGAGATACTTCACGATCGGCTCGATCGTCGCATAGTTCGGCCACGCGATGGTTTTGCCGGAGAGGATTCCGGTGCGGTCCTTCTCGAAGAACACGCTCACCACATTGTTGTGGTTGTGTTCGTCGGACGTGTGCAGCATGCGGCCCAAGATGTGCGGCTCGTAGCCAGTTTCGCCTTCCGCTTTGACCTTCGTTCCGACTACCTCGTTGTCGCCGTCTCCGTCCTTCTCCATGATGACGCCTTCACGGCCGCAGATGATGACGTGGAAATTCCCATCCACGAGCAGGCTCATGAGGCGCTTGTAGGGGCGCTTGATGTCGCCCCATGCTTGGATTGGGATTGCGCCGTTCGACATCCGCTTCCCGCTGTAGGCAGCCATGGCAGCGTCCCACAAGTGCGTGATCGAGTCGAGGATGACCACGCCGTGAACTGCGGGGTCAATCCCTTCGATTGCCTCAATCGTCTCCATGATCGAGCGCGTTACGAGGCGGTCAATGTCGAACGCCTTGGGATGAACTGCGCGGTCAGGAATGTCCATGACGTAGAACTCGCTGCCGAGTTCGGTGTCCACCAAGGCAATGCGTTTGTTGTCGCGGGCGGCGAGCCCTTCGGCCCAGAGAAGCGCGGTCAGTGTTTTACCGCGGCCTTGCTTGCTGTAGAGGCAGCACTTGAAGAAGGCTTGCTTGGCCACAGCCTTCGTGAACTTACTCGCCATTGACGACCTCCTTTGCTTCGAGGTCGTATTTCAAATCGCAAAACTCTTTCCACTGCGTTGCAGTAAGGCGAACAACAGATATATCGCCTTGGCGGTCGTTGCTTTGAATTGAGATTACAATTTGGTCTCGCCCTACAGCCTCCGAAGCGGTCAGATGGTTCCCATTTGCTCCAAGGGTCGTATATGACTTTTCCAATGCGTTGCTCCTTTTGCCGTTCTCCCGATGTCTGGAGAAGGCGAATTGGGTAAGGTGTTGCTCGCGTTATTGCTCGTTCGTGAGTCGATGATGCTGCCGTATGAGCGCGTCCTCCCGTTCGCGCTGCTCGCCGATCCTGGCGAGGTCCAGCGTCCGGCGGATTTGATGATAAGCCGCGACCAACACGAGGGCATGCCCGATCGCGGCGGTCAGGATCAGCCAGAGGAAGCCGAGAGCGGCGGTGGCGTTCATTCCGCTACCTCTCTCTGAGCGAGCTTGCGCGCGATGCCTTGGTGTACGTATTTCATTCCGCCCCCAAGAACTTCAGCACGCGGTGATAGGCGGCGCACTCGCCCTTGAGATGGTCGCTCTCTGGAAATGAGGCGCTGATCTCGATGAAGGTTTTCGCGGACAGGATCAGCGTCTCGACCTGCTTCTGGTAGTTGGTGCGCGGTTTGCGCGTTTTCTTTGGCTGGGTTTCTGCTGCCATGGTTTTTACTGCCCCTTGCAGGCAATGGCAGCGTTGGCGGTCATGACGGCCTCGCGGACTTTGCGGACGGCGGCGGTCTGGTCCGCAGACGACGGCGTTAGTTCGATGATCGCTTGCGCGAACGACTTGGCCGAACTCCGCAGCTTTTCATAGGCTACGGTGTCGTCGGTCGTCGGCGCGTGATACTGAAACCAGTTGTCCAGATTCTCTTTCGTGATTGCCATTTGTGATCCTCCTTATAAATTCCGGTCTCTCCCGGATGTCACCGCTGCTACGCTGTGGGATGGCGGTCGCTCCTTAATTCGTGGCGTAATCACGTCGCCATTCGTGTCGGCAATACTACTGGCGATTCCTTCAACGCGCTGTTTCCAACGTGACCGTGCTAGGACTATCTCTCTTTGCCATGCCTTGCCAACAACGCCGGGTTCATTCACCGGTCTAACCTCGCCCACTCGAAGATGGGTACGGGAGCGGCGGCGACGGGAAAGATAGCGAACGGCTCCAGCGATGTCAATACAAATAAAATGTAGACGCAAGCTGGTGTCTGTGCCATTATGCGCCGCATGAAAGTAGACGAAATCATTCCGGCCCACCAGTTCACGGACGCAAACGGCGAAGTGCTGATCGTGAAATGTACGAACGCTGACCGGGTTGCTTACGGCGGGTTCGTTTATCCCGCTGAGGTCGGTGCCGTTGTTGAGGCGTCCGACTGGAACCCGGAAGCCACTTGTGGCAGTGGGGTGCACGGCTGGGCGTGGGGCCTCGGCATCGGCGAAGGTAAAGAAGCCGACTACCACGGCGTTTGGTACGTGCTCGCTGTTGATCCGAAAGACGTTGTTAACCTAAGCGGCAAGTGCAAATTTCCGCGGGGGACAGTGCGCTATGTGGGCCAATGGGCGGGCGCGCTAATCATGACGCTCGCGGGGCGAATCGCATACACGGTTCAAGCCTCCAGCGGCAGCGCGTCCAACAGCGGCTCCAGCGGCAGCGCGTCCAACAGCGGCTACAGCGGCAGCGCGTCCAACAGCGGCTCCAGCGGCAGCGCGTCCAACAGCGGCTACAGCGGCAGCGCGTCCAACAGCGGCTACAGCGGCAGCGCGTCCAACAGCGGCTCCAGCGGCAGCGCGTCCAACAGCGGCTCCAGCGGCAGCGCGTCCAACAGCGGCTACAGCGGCAGCGCGTCCAACAGCGGCTACGGCGGCAGCGCGTCCACGGCGGCCAAAGGAACCGCAGCGATTTGCACGGGCCTTTACTCGCAAGCGCGCGCGGCTGAGTTCGGCTGCATTGCGCTCGCATGGTGGAATGAGAAAGAACGTCGCACAGAAATGCGATGTGCAACGACTGGCGTCAGCGGGCAACTCAGCGCGGATACTTGGTATCGCTTGAATGAAGCGGGCGAGTTTGTGGAGGCAGGAGCATGAAACGAACCGTCAGATACTCGAAGGACGCGAATCTGAATATCCGCGTGGACAGGGCCGACCTGTCGCGGTGGAAGCGGATGGCTAGCAAGAGGAAGACTACGCTTACGTCGCTAGTGATTGCCGCGTTGAATTCCATGGTTGGAGAACATGGGACGAGGGCGGCGTCATGAGCGAACCGATCAAAATCACTGGCGTTGACACAAATCTGATTTCAGACGGCTATCACACATTCGGCGAACTCTACGAGCACCGTATTGAGCTTTGGATTGCGCTCTGCCGGACACTTGCAAAACTTGAATACAATCGCCCGTTGATATGGATGTCCAGACTGCACAGCGACGGGACATTTTTGGACGGATGGTTCGTTCTTGGCGTCAATCAATGGCGTGGCGGTCAGATAACTTATCATCTTCCCGATACGAAATGGGACGAGTGCTTGAAGTTTGCAAACGAATGGGGTCAAGCGCCTGAATTCGACGGCCACACGTCCGCTGATGTATTGCAAAGGCTGAGGATGCTGTGATCCAGCTTCGCCACTATCAGGATCAACTGATCGCCGACGTTCGCGCCTCGATTAAGGCCGGACATCGGCGCATCATGCTCGTGCTGCCGACAGGCGGTGGCAAGACGGCTTTGACGGCGACCATGATTGCCGGGGCAGCCGCCAAGGGTAAACTCTCCTGGTTCGTCAACCATCGCCGCGAAATTCTCGCGCAGTCTGTGGAAACGCTTAGAGACTCCGCATCGATGGAGCTGGGCATCATTGCCGCGGGCCAGAAGATGAACCCCTTCGCGCCGGTGCAGGTGTGCAGCATTGAGACGCTCAGGCGCCGGATGGATAAATTGTCCTGCATAAAGCCGGATATCTTGATCGTTGATGAGTGCCACCACAGTCCGAGCAAAACATGGGCAGCAGTCATGAAGCAGTTTCCCGATGCTCTCATCATCGGTCTCACGGCAACGCCGAAGCGTCTATCGGGGCAGGGCTTCACGGATCTGTTTGACACGATGGTCCAAGGGCCATCGACTGCGGACCTAATCCAGCAGGGCTACCTCTCGGACTACATCCTCTATCGTCCCTCGACCGTTGACCTCTCGAAGGTCCGCACGCAAGCCGGGGACTACAATCCGCACCAGCTTGCGGACGCCATGACGGCCTCTAGTGTGACCGGCGATGCCGTGGCTACGTATCTCGCCAAGGCTGCTGGCAAGCGCGGGATTCTGTTCGCCTGGTCGATTCAGTCGAGTAAAGACTTCGCCGCCGCGTTTTGCGCGGCCGGTGTTCCGGCTGAACATGTTGACGGAGAATGCACGAGCAAGGATCGAGATGCTGCAATGGAGCGGTTTCGGCGCGGCGAGACGTTGATATTGACCAACTGCGAGTTGTTCGGCGAAGGGCTTGACGTTCCCGCGATCGAGGTTATCTCGATGTGCCGGCCAACACAGAGCCTGGGGCTGTATCTCCAGCAGGCGGGCAGGGGCTTGAGGATGTTCCCCGGCAAGGATCGTGCCATTCTGCTCGACCATGCTGGGAATTCATTCCGTCACGGGCTTCCTGATGATCCGCGCGAGTGGACGCTGGAAGGACATGACCGCAAGGCGGCGAGCAAGGAATGCCCGGTGCGCCAGTGTGGGCGGTGCTACGCCGTGATCCGGCTCGGGATGCGCGTGTGCCGGTATTGCGGGTTTGCCGCCGAGGTTAAAGAACTAGAGATTGAAGTACGGCCCGGAGAACTGGTGGCCGTGAGCGCAGATGAAGTGTTGCAGCAGCGGTTGCAGGCTTCGTTGGACTTGGAGCGAGAACGGAAAGGGGCGCGGACAAGGGATGAACTTCTTGCTATCGCCAGAGCAAGGGGATATAACCATCGCTGGGTTGACCACCTTATAGCCGCGAGGAATAGACGTGCAGAAAAAACAATGCAGTAAATGCGGCGTAGCCAAGGATAGTTCGCTGTTTCATGCCAACTGGAAATCCTCCGACGGGAAAATGTCCTGCTGTAAGGAATGCTCGAAATTGAAAACAAACATGTGGAGGTCTAGGAATCGCGAGCGCTGGGCCGCCTATGTGAAGGATCGGCAAAATAGGCCCGACATAAAGGCCAGACGGAATGCGCTTCGCGCTATCAAGGAGCGCACTGCGCGAGAAGCAGGGCAGGCCGTCGCGCCGACTAGAGATTCTGAGGCTCGGAGGTTGTGGCGGAAGCTGTACGAGGCCTCCTATAAGGTAAAGGCCTATCGTAAGGCCTATAAGGCAAGACTGAACCGTATCGCCAGAGATCGCGAGCTACGTTTTCGGCCGCTCGCGAAAATGAAGCACGCGGCGTACGTCAGGGCGAAGCGCAGGCTTGATCCGAAATTCGCCCTGGACAGCCGGATGTATGTAGCAATCCGCCAATCTCTGAAGACTGGGCGAATGGGCAAAACGTGGAAGAGGATGGTTCCGTATTCCTTGGATGAATTAAAGTCGCATATCGAGTCGCACTTCGTGCGGGGAATGTCATGGGAGAACCGCAACGATTGGCACATCGATCACATCGTCCCAATATCCGCGTTTAATTTCAGCTCTCCGGAAGATGAAGAATTTAAAAAATGCTGGGACTTGTCAAATCTGAGACCGCTCTGGTGGAAGGAAAACTTAACCAAGGGCAATAAATTGCCCGACGGTTCTCGGCCGAAACGAAGGGCCGCGCGAGGTGGTGGGCGGAAGCCGCATGTGGCGGCGACGATGGGAGGGCGGGTATGAGTCCAGGCATGAGCCGTCCGATCATTTTCAGCGCCCCGATGGTCCGCGCGATCCTCGACGGCAAGAAGACGCAGACGCGCCGGATCGTGAAGGCTGGCCCAATCGCCGCCGGTATCGGCTGGAGTATGTGGTACGACAGGAAATTGGATTGCCAGTTGAACGACAGGCAGTTTGCCACGATGCGCTGTCCACATGGAACCATCGGCGACCGGCTTTGGGTGCGAGAGACGTGGATGGAAGATCCGCCAGACGATGGAACGTGGGAATATGTTCAGTACGCAGGATGCCCGAACGATTCACGGCTGAGCGATATTCCGGAACGATTCAGGGCCTCTCAACACGTTATACATAAAGCCTCATGGACAGGCTCAGAATTGCGCTGGCGCTCGCCAATCCACATGCCGCGCTGGGCGTCCCGCCTGACGCTGGAAATAACCGAAGCTCGCGTCCAGCGGCTGCAGGACATCAGCGAGGAAGACGCGAAGGCAGAAGGGTGCGCTGTAACTTGTGGCGGTTGCGGCAACGATGTAAACGACGAGGAACAGGCCGAAGCTCACTGGCCTTGTGACGGCCAAGATGACGCCGATGCAAGCGCGAGGTATGGCTTCAGGAGAGCATGGAACGCCATCAACGGCAAGCGCGCCCCGTGGGAGTCGAATCCGTGGGTGTGGGCGATCACGTTCAGGATGGTAATGTCATGAGCCGGTCCGTGGCATGGAAGGATGATGCTCCGCAGATTTTGGCTAACCGCTACCGCTGGGTTTCGTTCGGCGACGGCAGCGGGCCACGCGGGGAAGTTTTAATCGTGCGAGGCTGGGATGTCTACCGGGAAGGGCGTTTCATCGTCTCGGTCGCACAAGGAGGCATCCCGCGCGATGCCGATTTGCTGAAAACGCTACTGGAGTTTGAGCGTGAAGGCGGCCGATGACCGAATTTGAAAGAGGAGGAATTTATGGGTTACGACATTCCGGCGGATCATCACGGACCTTTGCCACGAAACCCTGAGCGCGGCGCTGATGATGGCCCACAAACGCGAGAATATTGGATCAATCGGATAGAGCACATCACGCCGATTGCAGCGATGCCGTTCGCCCATATTATGGCGCAGAGCATCGGTCGCGCGAATCGCTGGCACAACGGCAACATGGATGAGTGGTCGCCGCTGGAATGGGCCGGGGCGATGTGCGGCGAAGCTGGAGAATGCGCGAATGCCGCCAAGAAACTCAAGCGATTAGAAGATGGGATCGCCAGCATAAACGAAGGGGCTCGGAATATCGCCGACGTGAACCTTGCCAAGCAAGCGGTGGCGAAGGAAGCGGCAGACACGATCCTCTACGCGGTCTTGGTGGCCGCAAGAGTCGGCATTGACCTGCAACAGACAATCCGCGAAGTCTTCAACAAGAAATCCGAGGAGTACGGATTTCCGGAGCGACTGTGACCGAATCCCCCCTCCTGCGCCGCATCCTGCTACGCCTCACGGAACTTGGGTTCCGCGTCTTTCGTAACAACGTCGGCGTCCTGCAGGACCGTGAGGGGCGTTATGTCCGCTATGGCGTGTGCAACCCCGGAGGCTCCGATATCATCGGCTGGCGTACCATCACGGCCACCGCAGGGCAGCGTGTCGCGCAGTTCGTCGCGGTCGAAGTGAAGACCGCTTCGGGCCGCGTGTCTTCGGCGCAACAGCAATTTTTAGATCAGGTTCGCGCTGCCGGCGGTTATGCCGTGGTGGCGCGGAGTGAGGATGAATTGTGAAAAGCATGAACGGCAGGATGATCCCCAGGGCATGGAAAAAAATGACGAAGAGGACACGGCGGCGAGTTGCTCGATTTTTGCGGAACAGTCGTGACCACAGAGTTGCGCTGGCAGTTTAGGCAAGATGAGCCATCTTTTCGCCCCCTTCCGATCCCTGCGCGGCTTCCGCGAACTCTACGGCGGAACAAAGTTTCAGGCCTGTTGTCCGGCTCACGACGAAAAAACGCCGTCATTTGTCGGCGTGCTCAAAGAAGGCCGGTTGCTCATCAAGTGCTACGGCTGCGGCGCTGACGCCAAACGGCTGTTAACCGTCATGGGGCTCCCGTGGAGCGCCTTGTTTGAGGGTGGCAAGGCGTCTGGCCGCGAGGCGAAGGACGCCATGCGGCAGGTTCGCGAGGCGCGGGAGGCTGAACGTGTGGCGATGATGGATGAGTATTTCGCCATCGCCCAGGACCTTGACTTGCGTGATAGATTGCTCGCCTTCGACGATTGGGGAGAGGACGGACCGCCGGTGAAGCTGTTTCAGGATCGGGCTTACATGGAGTGGCGGCTCGATCAGTTGGCGGGGGAGTTGAAAATATGAAGCCCTGCTATGGTGTAAACTAACCCCCGCCGGGGGCTGCCCAGGATCATCACCGAGGCAGGCTCCGCAACCCGGCCCTCTGGCCCCCGGCAAATTACTCCCCTAAAAACGTGGTTGCGGAATGAGGTTGCAGTTGACGCCATACTATTCCCACGCAGGCATCACGATTTATCACGGGGATTGCCGTGAGATTCTGCCGACGCTGGAGGCTGAGTGCATCATCACAGATCCAGTTTGGCCGAATTGTGAGCACATTTTCCCAGGCATCGACGCAAAGCTGCTTCTTTCAGAAGCCATCGAGGTAGCGACTGTTTCGCGTGTTGTGATCCATCTTGGTATGCACAGTGATCCACGCTTCCTCACTGCGGTTCCGAGCCGTTTCCCATTTCAACGAGTGTGCTATCTCGAGTTCATTCCCTGTGGCTATCTGGGGCAGTTAGTACGAGATGCTGACGTCGCCTATGCGTTCGGTACTTTGCATCCACCTGAAGGCATGCGGACAATTCCGGGTAGGACTATTGCGGTCAGCAGGCGTAATGATGGCGACCAGAAGCGCGGCTGGGGCAGAAATCGCGACAGTAAGAACCTGTCGCTGGATCACTTGGATCACGTCGCGTCTCGGAAGTTAGATCACGTTAAATGGCTCGTCAAGTGGTTCGGTGGTGATTCTATCATTGATCCGTTCTCTGGGGCTGGTACGACACTGCTGGCAGCCAAAAACCTTGGGAAGCCAGCTATCGGCATCGAGATCGAGGAGCGCTACTGCGAGATAGCCGCCAAGCGGCTCTCCCAAGAAGTTATGAGGTTTGGCGAGTGAGCGATACGGTCCATCAAGACCCAGAAGCTGTTGACCCTGAACTTCTCCGGCAATTGAACTTGCCGGGGCCGTCCGAACTTGCCGCGCTCACGGACCCCACGGAAGACAACATTGCCAGAACCTTCGAGGCGCAGTACGCGAACCAGCTTCGCTATTGCGATGCGTGGGGACACTGGTTTATCTGGGATAAATCCCGTTGGGCGCAGGAGCGGACGCTGTTGGCGTTCCACTATGCCCGCCTTCTCGCCAGGGACGCCAACCGGACAGGCTCCAAGGCGCCGTCAAAGGCATCCTTTGCCCGCGGTGTGGAGTTTCTGGCGCGCAGCTCACGCACGTTCGCCACGCTTCCCGAGCAGTGGGACCGGGATTCCATGCTGTTCAACTCCCCGGCCAACACGCAGGACTTGCGCTCTGGCGAACTGCGGCGCCACAAAAAAACAGACCATATCACCCGCTGCTCCCGTGTGGCGCCGCAGGCTGGGCCGCATCCGATCTTCGACCGTTTCCTACGAGACATCACGCTAGAGGATTCCGCGCTTGCTGACTATCACCAGCGGTCGTTGGGCGCCTGTTTGTCGGGGGCAATTCAGGATAACTTCCTGCTGTTTTGGTACGGGACCGGGCAGAACGGCAAAAACACGCTGGGCGATCTCATTGAGTGGATTCTGGGAGACTATGCGAAAGTCATCCCGGCCGAAACGCTCATGACCGACAAGCACGGGCCGAAGCATCCGACCGACCTGGCGAACCTGCGCGGCGTCCGTCTGGCTATCAGCTCAGAGGTCGAAGAAGGCTCTTACTTCAACGAGCAGCGGATCAAGAGCCTAACCGGCGATGCCATGATCTCCGCCCGCTTCATGCGGCAGGATTTCTTCGAGTTCACCAGAACGCACAAGCATTTGGTCTACGGGAACCATCGGCCCTTGCTGCGCGTGGTCGATCCCGCACTCCGGGCGCGGCTGCACATCGTGCCCTTTCGGGCGCATTTCCCGCCAGAGGCGCGCGATCCCGACATGGCGAAGAAGTTGAGGGCAGAGGCTCCGCAGATCCTGGCATGGCTGATCGATGGGCATGAGACGTGGCTTCATGATGGCTATCTCCGGAAATGCAAGGCTGTCCAAGACGAAACCGACTTGTACTTCGAGGCGCAAAGCACGCCGGATATGTGGATTGCGGAGTGTTGCGACGTCGGCGAGGAACGGTATGGCGCGGCCGCAGAGATGTACAAGAGCTATAAGGCATGGAAGGAGTCCCGTGGCGAGGGCGCCGTCTCTCAGACGCGTTGGGGGGAATGGATGTCCACGCGGTACCGACGGACGCGCAAGTCAGGCTCTTATTGGTACGAGGGGCTCGACTTGCAGCGGGAGGCGGTTTGGGCGCGGTGAACGGGGCCATTGCGGCCCCTTGGCAGGCTGATTTAAGACAGAATCAGGTAGGCGGCGAAGAGGACGATCAGGCAGCCGAACACGATCACGGTGAGCCGGTCTATGGCGGTGGAGCCGACTTCCTCCAGCGCGAGCAGGTCGCAGACGCAGGGGTTTTGACGGCAATGGCATTGATTCATAAGTCCTCCAGCGCCGAGCGCGCAATGGTGTAAATATCTTCCCTTTGCGCCATTCTTTCAGAGTCAGGACTACCGCAGAGGCTTTCGATTTTTGCCAAAGCCTGGCGTAGCTTGGCGTACTGCGCGACAACCTTTTCGCGGGCTTCGGTAGATGCCGCAAAGTAGTGATCGTATGGTTCATCGTGGGTCTCTTGCTGCCATGCGCCGCAGTCAAACGAGAGGTTCGTGAGAGCGGTAAGCTCGTCGGTAAAGTTGCTCATTTCGCCTCCAGTCGGTCAATGCGCTCGATAATGGCCAGCATGCGCTCGCGGACCATGTCCATGCCAGCCGGCGCAATCTCGCACATTTCGACCTGCGCGGCGGCAATGTAGGCGATCTCGCCCAGGGCCTGTTTGTATTCCGCAATCCGGCGCCGCAGCGCCTGGACGTCGGCTTCGCGCGTGTCGGCCAGTTGCTGCGTGGCGTCCATTAAACTGTCTCCTTGATGTTGGATTCGACCCACCGCAGCATGCGAGCGTGACGTGCTTCGGGCGCTTCATGACGGAAAGAGTCGTTTTCGTCCATAATTTCGGCCGCCATTGCTTCAGCGATGCCGAATGTTTTGGCGATGCCTTCGCGATCGTAAGGGTCAACTGTCATGAGATCCAGCCCCCGCAGTCTACCGACAGCGCCAAGGGCGCAGACTTCGCCTTCTGGCGTCTCAAGGTCTCCGACAGTGAGAGATTTCAGCGGTGTCAAGGCTTCCCGCATCTCGCGGAGGAATGCTTGACCGCGCTTACCGCGCAACGCAGAAAGCACAGCCCCGCGCCAGATGATGAGTTCCCATTCGGTGTGATCGTAGGAGTATCCAGACCGGCTCATCGCACATTCCGTTCCGCGAGGCTGGTGCGGAGTTCGGCGATAAGGTTGTTAGTGCCTCCAACTTTCGCCTCCATCTCTCCCACAATCTCCAGCGGGCTGCGCGTGGTGTCGTTGCCGTATTCGGCGTTCCGCCGCCGGAGCGCCTGGACGTCGGCTTCTCGCGTTTTGGCTAGTTCCATTGTTGAGTCCATCCCTCCTCCTTTACCAAGTGACCAAAGGCTCGCCGCATTCGCCGCAGTCGAGCGTGTTCGTGATCCGGCGCCAGCGGTCCACGATGGAGCCGTAGCGCGATTGATGATCGGCAGGATATCCAGCGCCGTGGCAATCCAGGCATCCGAGTTTGGGACCGGCGCAGCCTACCGTTTCGCCGTCCTCGTTCTCGATCGAATCGCATTCGTCAATGATCGGGACCGGCATGGCGCGGCATCCCTGGCACACGTAATAGAGCCCGTCCTCGCTCTCTTCCCAGTACACGGGCTCTCCGCAGTCTGGTACGCGGCAGAAGGTTGCAATTTTCGGCGTGGGCTCGTGAATTGGGTAGCTCATTGCGCCTCCACTATGGCTTCGCGGGCAAGCCTGATGATATTGTCGAGTATCGCGGCTGCATCCTCGGGATCGTGGCGGAAAGGCTCGCCGTCTTCTACGAGTTCGCCGCTGGCGACCATATTCGCGAGATCTCGGACAAAATCCGCCAGTTGCGGCGCGGCGGCGATGAGTCGCGCGTGCTCAGGCAACATCCATCCCGAGACGTGAAAGCCGTTCTGGCCGTCTACTGCGCCCGGTGATGCATCGTCGATCTCGTAGTAGTTCAGGCCGTCCATGAGGAAGCCGAAGGGTCCCTTTTCGCGGGCAATCCATTTCATGATCGCGCCTCTCCCGGCACGCTGTACGCGCACCCGGCATAATGCGCCTCTCCCGGCCGCGCTGAGCATTCCTGGCACCATCCGCCGCTAACCGCTGCTGGCGCCGAAAACGTGATGGTACGCGGCGGTTCTGGAGCCGGTAGCGCGGCCCGCATGAGTTCGATGAGCGCATCCCGGTGAGCGAGTTGCTCCCGGGCGAATGCCAGATCACGGCGCAGTTGCACAGTCTCGTCGATTTCCGTATCGAAGATCCTGTGCAAGTCCGCGATGGTGGCGGCCTGCGCGGCGATGGTGGATCGCGCGTCGGCTATCTCTGAGTCAAGCTGGTTCATCTCGGCCATGTCGCGCGCCCAGCGTTCGCCGTTGGCGTCCGCCTGGTCGCGCAGTGGGATGAGTTCGCGCCGGCATTCCTCGAGGGCCTCCCGGAGGGCCGTGACTTCCGCGTCTCTGGACTCGGCAAGTCCGGGGACGCGGTTGGAGGGTGTTTGGTTCACTTCGCGGCCTCCGCTTTCTCTCGCTCGGCGCATGCCTTAATGTCGACCATGGCGGCTTCGTTGTTCGCGTAAAAGTTCGGAACCATTTCCATCCATGGGCAGGAACGGAGAGTGATTAGTGCGCCCGCCGCGGCAGGTCCGATGCTAGATTCAAGCGCCTTACCTGCGGCGCCAGCAAGAGTAATAGCCCATCCAGCGCGGCAGTGCGTCGTTTCGCAGGTGTGCCAGCTTCCCATTTCCAGAGATCCGCCGGCTTCGATAGCCTTGAGCATTTCGCTGTGAAGGTTATCAACTGTCGGGATACCCCTCAGGACAGCGCCCGTCAGGTCAGCGCCCCTCAGGACAGCGTCCCTCAGGACAGCGCCCGTCAGGTCAGCGCCCCTCAGGACAGCGTCCCTCAGGACAGCGCCCGTCAGGTCAGCGCCCCTCAGGACAGCGTCCCTCAGGACAGCGCCCGTCAGGTCAGCGTCCGTCAGGTCAGCGCCCCTCAGGACAGCGCCCGTCAGGACAGCGTCCGTCAGGTCAGCGCCCGTCAGGTCAGCGCCCCTCAGGTCAGCGCCCGTCAGGACAGCGCCCCTCAGGTCAGCGCCCGTCAGGTCAGCGCGCTCGCTAACAAGCGCCTGAAGGGCAAGAGCAAGCGTGTCGCCTTCTTTGGTCGCAATAACTCGGCCGTCCCAATGTTTGATCTCGTGAAGCATGGTCGTTTTCCTTTCTACTCAAAAAGCGTTTTGGTGGCCGCGCGAAACAAGGGCGAAGCCTCGGCGTTCATCCTCGCGGACAATCTCTAGAGTGATCCGAGAGCATAACGGCGGTCGTTTTGCTCCAGGGTTTCATCGGCCGCATCCAAATCTCTATCGCACCAATCGCAGGCCCCATCATGCGCCCCATGCGACACCGGTCCCAACGAGGGGAAATGCTCCGTCGCCTCGGTGGGAATCCAGGTGATCCCGCTGTTGCTCAGTCTCTTGCCAGCGCACTCGTCGCAAAGCGTCGTCTGGCCGCCGACGTATGCGTGTTGGTACGTGATTACTTTCTTCATGTCTTTCATTTTCGTCTCCTCCTTCAATCCCGCGCGCCGCTTCAGTGAGCGGGACCGCGCGGGCGGAAAATCAGCAGCCGACGAACCCGCGAATGTCGGCCGGCCAGATACCAGACTCGATTTCTGTGGCAATCGCCTTCGCCGCGGCTCGCGTAATGCGTCCGCCACGGCCCGGCAGATCGTAGACCGGGTATGCGATATCAATTCCGGCGCGAGTAGGGAGCGGAGGCTCGACTTTGATCGTGGCGCGGAAGGTTCCCGTGAACTCATCCCAATTGTTGACCATCCGCTTGGTTTCAAAAATATCGTGGACTACTGCTTTCAATGTTCGTTCCCTCCATGCCATACATATAGCAACCCGACTACCAAACGCTAACATGCCCAAAATCAACACCTTACCGAAATCTATATCCCATAGAACGTAAGGCTAGCCTTACACTGAAAACCATAGATCCACGTAACCCTATGATCCATCACGACTTAGGCCAACATCGCGAACTGTAAGGCTAGCCTTACAACCACAATCCCTAGTGTGTCGAGATCCGACACCACTACGGGTTGCGTGGCAGCACGCCGATGCCCAGGTAGACGCGGGCGGTCTTCGTTCCGACGCGCGACGACCGGCGCCTATACCGCGCGATCATCCAGCGTCCCCACGCCACTTTGCTTTCTTCCGGAACTCCGGTCTCGGCGCACCATGAGACATAGGACTCCCGCAGGCGCTTGCTATCCGCGCCGTAGGTTTCCGCCTCCGCACACCGGGCTGCAATCCATGCGAGATAGTGCTGGTCTCTTCGCTCCTTCTCGCGCTGATTAGCCTGCTCGATCATCGCGACCCGAGCAGCTATATCGCGCTTTCTTTCCTCCCGCCGCGCTATCCAATACTGTCTCATCGACGTGTATCCTGCGAACGGTATTCCCGTTCTTCCTGTTATGTTCTTACCACCCATGCCTATGTACCTCCGGATACATGCTACCACCATTCGTTTCTTCGTGTCACGCAGAATCTCTTATCCCGTATAACGCTATACAGTCATCTCCTGAGACTTTATAGAGAGAGATACCAAAGATGATGCTAAGGCGTTGTAAGGGGAAAGAGAATCTGTGTAGCACGCAAGATACGTTAGTAGTGCGGTATCTCAAGCTATTTAACTCTCAGTATGAGACTTGACACGAGGGATAAGATGGGGGCTGCATATGGACTCGTGGGAGGTCATCAATGGTAGATTTGGACAGCGATCAATCACCTATCGACTTTGTGCTCTTGATCGCTGTTGCAGCTGGTGCTGCCTCCGGTATTTTTGTGGCGCTGTGGCTCCAGTGATAAACCCTTGACACAGTAGTGTATGCTTGCAGCTAATTCGTCGAGACGCTGCCTCCAACCAACAGTAGATGCCGAAGCCAACACCACAAACACGCGCCGAGCGAAAAGCAATCTTCGGTAAGATCGGCGCCGTGATTTCTTCGCATAGCCGCAATGTCCCCACGCCCTTCGATCCGTTCTACGAAATCCGCCCTACCGCTTCCCGAAGCAAGGCTCTGGCTACACTCAAAACACTACAGTGGGACCCGATCTGGCAGCGAATCAAGCGCACGGATGCTGAGACAGGTGATCCATGTCGGTGACGCTGCTGCCCAGGCTCTACAGCAAGCCAGCACAGGACAACGAATACCGTGACACCAAAACCGACGATGAGCGCAAGTTCTACTCCTCGCGCCGCTGGACAGAAGCCTCTCTTCGGCAGCGGCGCCGCGAGCCATTATGCCGACCCTGCAAGGCCCGTGGACGTGTCACCATGGCAGCCCTTACCGATCACATCATCCCGATACGTAATCGCCGCGATGATAGCCTTGCGCCGCGCAACCGCTTGCTGTGGCGTGATGGTCTGCCCCGGCTGCACGCCCATGGTCGCCACGATCAGGCCAACAGGGACGCCCCGCCATGCGTTTTCGATCAGGTGCAAATCCATTGCGGCGGTCCAGCCGTCCGTGCCCACCACCGACCGCACGCGGGCGCGATAATCGCCGTTGGTGACACGCTCGAATTGGTGCGATTGAAAATCCATGTGCTTCATGCTTGCCTCGCAAAGCTTCCATGCAGCCGCTTGCGGCCCGCCTCTGCTGCGACTACGGCGGCGTCAAAGTCTGTGAAGGTCCCAAGGCCGTGCTTGACCCCGTCGCATGTAATGCAAACCTGCCACTTCCCGGAGGCTTTATGCCACCTGACGCCCTTAGCGCCTGACGTGTTGTTTGGAAGTAGGCCCGTGTTGCGCATGTTTTCGGCGTTCGTGCACAGTCGGAGGTTAGACCTAATATTATTCAATCCGTTGCCGTCTATGTGATCGACAAACAGGCCCTTTGGGGCGCTCATGATTACCCTATGAAGGCACTCAAGAGTTTCTCCATTGCTCCCGACGGCGTAGACAGCGCCCACAACGCCATGACGCTTAAACGACTTCATGGCATACCA